CGCGGACCCTTTGAACTCACCCTGCTGCGACTTTTGAACAACTTCGATGGCGTCGGCTTTGGCATCAAAATATTTACCCAGCACCGGCCCGAGCGAGGTCACATCATCAACCGTCGCAGCCACTTTCTTGACTAGTTCAACGGCTGACGAGATTGCAGCAAGGGCGGTGATGGGGTCAAGCATAGGGACTTACTTCTTGGCCTTGAGCATACATTTGCCCATCGCCTTGCACTTGGCAGGGTTCGGGCACTGCGCACATGGTTTAAAAACCATACCGCCTTTTTTGTAAGCCATCGGCTTCGTGACGGGCTTTTCTTTCTTCATCATCATTCCGGGCATAGCTAAGCTCCTTTCAGTAAGATTGCAATGATTACACCAGCCATTCCTGTGATCAACACCCCAGCAGCCTTGATCAAAAGTTTCTCAAGCCGATCGACGCGGGTGATGAACGTGTTGTACCGCTCCGCGCAGATCGCCTCGTGTGTGACAAGTTTGTTCTCCAGTTCGCTCACCGACGACATGTCCTACTCCTATGGCATCAGCGCCTTGAGTTCGTCCGGCGTCTGCGCTGCGTCCATCTGAGTCTGGAGGGCGGCGTACTTGTCACGGATAGCCTGACGGGCGGCCTCGGCTGCGGCTGCATCCACACCCGGAATCTGCTTCATGATAACTGCATCGTGCGGCTCAAACTCTTTGGCACGGGCAGCGCGACGGGCATCGTGGGCGATAGCCTTCGCTTTTGTCATATTGATCTGGATCATGCGTACTCCCATGCGTTGCGGAAAGTGCGATCAGTCGGAATGTCAGCGACATCCACGATCTGGAAGGGTTTGCCTGCCGGAACGTCCTTGGCCGCGATCTGTTCAATCGTCAGGCCGCACTCGGCAGCAGGCACGATGACGGACACGCCGCCGTCGTCGTTGGGGAAAATGATGCGTTGGTTCATGGTTGCTCCTGATTAACGGTGGATGGCTGCGCCTACATACGGCGGGTCTATTGCCGATCCGCCGTCATCAAATGTCGAAATTTGTAAAGCTGATGTCGTAAATGTACCGCCGTCTCTCGGGCCGATGGTTCCTGTTTGCGGAAACCCGGAACGAGTTATTGTTCCTGCCATCATGTAATTAGCATCCGGCATCGCGGTCGTGAAATTTATTGTGTAGTTTCCCGTGCCGTTATCCGTGATGCTCGTCACGTTGCCCGAGGCGCGGATCGCCACAGTGCCGGTGCCGTTGAAGTTGACCCATGCACGGCAACCGTAGGCTGTGGCAACAGAGCCGTAGCCAGAGTTGAACTGGAACAACCCAGCAGCAGTGATGGTTGCCTGTGTAGTGCCGTTTTGTTGGAAGTTGGTGATGCCATCATTGCCTCCTGTAGTCTTTAGACCAGAGGAGCCTGATACAACACCATCATCGCTATTGATTATGCTTGGCATGGATGGTCCTTAACGGAAGACTGACAAACAGATTAATGCCCAATCTTCGCCGATTGGTGAAGCATAGTTGTTTCCGGTAAAAATTCTTATGCTACCAGTTGCTGGTGCGCCAAAATTTACTGCACGAGTATCATTGGCTGATACACCAGTATTAACGTCTCCAGCAAATGAAATACCATAATTCGCATCTGGCATCGCTGTGGTGAAGTTAACCGTGTAGTCACCCGTTCCGTTGTCCGTGATACTGGTTACGTTACCACTTGCACGAATCGCAACAGTACCAGTGCCGTTAAAGTTTACCCATGCGCGGCAGCCATATGCAGTGGCGACAGAACCATAGCCAGAATTAAATTGGAAGTCACCGCTTGCTGTGATGCGGGCGCGTTCGGCTGCTGAACTGCCAGCAAAAAACTTTAACGGGCCAGCGATAGTTCCAACTGACAAGCCGTTAGTGAGGTCGGATGAGGTATAAAGACCTGCGCCCAGTGCGCCTCCCGCAATCGCAGACACGGTACTCGTGCTTGAGTTTGCAGTGAAAAATGCGCTACCAACTTCCGGACTCAACTCAAGTTGCGTTCGAGCAGAGGTGCCCGCATTTGGGTTTTCAATCAGAACTTCAGTCGTAGCGTTCTGATCTCGATAAACATGCAACTCTTGCGATGGCGAACTCGTCCCAATCCCCAAATCCCCAGACGAATCAATCCGCATGACCTCCACCCCACCCTCTGCAAACGCAATCGTGTCAGCAGCAGGGAAGAAGATGCCGGTGTTGGAATCCGTACCCCTGATGGCAGGAGTAGCAGCAGAGCCGTCTACATCAGACAAGCCCGTGTCACCGTTGAGAATGAGTGTCATGGTTGCTCCTCAATACTTGCCTTCAGAAAACACGTTCACGAAAACCGTGCCGTCTTCCAATGCTTCAATCTCGTGCCACTCGCCGCCGACTAAATTGACCGGCTGTGTGTCCTTGGTCATCACCAACTCTTTGCCTTCTTTGCGCACGATACACGATCCTGCGTGGCACATAGTCAAGTGAGAATACGCATGTTCGTGACGCGGCAAGCCCTCGCCCTTGTCGGCGTGGTACACGTTCAGTACCGCACCATCATAGGTTACGCTAAAGCGAGGGGCAAGCGCGTTCACAGCGTCTGTGCTCCGGTGGTTGTCGGTTGATCCTCGGGCGGCAAAGATGGCTCGGGTGGTGCGACATATTCCGTAATTGCCCCATATTCACCCGCATTTCCTTTAACCCACAATTCTTGAATGTGCCGATATTTATCAGTGCCATTTACGCCAACTGGTAATTCTCCGTCAAATTCTTTATATTTAACTACGCACTCAAAAAAAGTATGTTCCGCATCACACCAAAATAAATTTTTTGCGTATTCAACTGTAAACATCACCACTACTCCTTACGAAATGCGAACATACAAAGCTTCCCGCCAATTATAGGTTGTGCTACCGCACTCGGCTGTAGCGGAATAAGTTACCCCACTGCTCATTTTGCGCCATGTTCCTGATAACGCAGTGCCTCCACCACCGTATGTGCTATTATTACTTTGCTCTCGCCTCCCTAAAAATGGGGAATCCCTTGATGAATTGGCGGTATTAGACGTAAAGTTATATCGCAATGATGATCCAGCAATAGTTGATCCAGTCGCAAGATTTGTATTGACGCCCATCATCAATATTGCATATGACCCAATCCCATCAAACGCAGTTGATGCCGTCGGAGCCGCAGCCGAAGTCCAAGTGGTGCCGTTGGATGTCAATACATTGCCGTTTGTGCCTGGGGCCACCACTTGAACTGCCGAAGTGCCATTACCCAAAAGGACGTTGTTGGCCGTAAGGGATGTTGCACCCGTGCCGCCTTGAGCAACCGTAACCGCCGTGCCCGTAGTCAGGATCGTGCCCGTGTTATCAGGCAGCGTCAGCGTCTGGTTGTTGTTTGAATTGGGGGCGGCGATGGTAAACGTGCCAGTTCCGCTTCCGTCACCCGAGAGTGCGATCTTGCTCATTTTTACTCCTTACAGAACCAGCCAACGCTGGCCCGAAGATACGGTCACCGTGATGCCGGAGTTTATGGTCATCGGCCCTACGCTCATGGCGTTCTGACCAGATGCAACCGTGTAGCTTGCTGCAACTGTGGTGCTGTTAATTATCAGACCGTTTGTCGAGACCGAAGCAGATGCCTGCAACTCACCAGTGGATGGCTTGTAGAGCAACTTGGCGTTGCCGGTATACAGCGTCGAAGCCGATCCGCTCGTCGCGTTTGCAAAAAGCGGATACAGATTTGTCGAGGTCGAGGTGTCATTGCTCAAAGCCGCGCCACCGACTGAAGCCCAAGCTGTACCGTTGTACCCCTCAAACTCAGTAGTCGTGGTATTGAACCGCAACATCCCACTCGCGGCAGTAGGCCGCTCCGCCGTCGTACCCTTGCTGATCGTCAACGCGCCGGTAGACGCAAAAGTGGAGTTGCCCCCTACGTACAGCGCCTTAACGACACCCAGCCCGCCGTCCGTTTGGATAGAGCCGGTAGTCGTGCTGGTGGCATCCGTAGTGTCATCAGCCCTCACTACCCCCGAGGCAGTCAGAGTTGTGAACGCCCCGGTGCTAGGAGTTACATTCCCAACACTAGAGTTGTTGATAGAAACACCCGAGATCGTGCCGCCGGTGATGGCGGCTGCCGTAGTGATGCCGTCGTTTATGTTGGTGAAGTTCGCGTCCAACTCCGCGTTGGTCAGCGGCGAACCTTTCCCGGCTCTGGTAGTGATTGACGCCATGACCTACCCCAATCAAGTTGCCGACAGAGTGATCGTCCAAGTGATCTGCATCGTATCATCAGCGGCCTTGTTCACCACGGCGAAGACGGTACGGCACAACATGTCCCCAGAAGACGACGCATTAAAGATACCGGCTTCGGTCACCGCCCCGGTACCAACACCCGCGCCAAAGGTCGCAACATACACAACCTTCTCGTTGTTCGTCCCGCTGATCGTGGTGCTCGTCAGGGCCACACGACTACCAAGTGGGCTACCTAGCGCGGTGTCCCCAGCGGCCGCAGCGGTCGTGCCCGCGCCAATACCCATGTGGCTCATCACGTCCTTAGTCGTGCCCACCATGCGGCTGATGATGAACGCCAGCCCGGTATTCACAACAAGGTTGTGAATCTTGATAGATTCTTTGATGCGTCCGTCTACCGACCGCACCACGATATCGACATCGCCACGAGTCTGAGGGAAGTCAACGAGTTTCATTTTTCACCCTTTCAAAAAGTTCGAGATGCACCGACGTAATCTTCTGCAAAGTACGTCAGGTCTACCGTGTAACCTTGCGAACGAAGCGACCCGGACTCCCCTGCTCCTGCGGAGTCCCCAAGAGTCTTACCGCTCAAGAGGACATCTGCGTCAGACGCCCCAGCAGTGTGCCCCAATATCTTGGTATTTGTCAATGCGTACGCTTCAGCCGCAGCGGCTGTTTCAAAGTACGGTTTGGCAACCAATAGCACCGCGTCCTCAGCGGCAGCGGACCCGTCAAACAGCCCCCGCGAAAAAAGCTTGGTGGGACTATCTGCTGTGCTGGCAATGTGGTCGAGCGACTTGAAGAACGAGATAGTCTGATCGTCCAGTGGCATCGCACCGTTGAGGTCATCCGTTGCCCCGACACCGTGCCCCAGCACCTTGCCGAACAACTGAGCGCGTGCCTCACTAGCCGCGAAGGCATCAGCATACCCCCGCGTCAACAGCAGTTGCGCCAAGCTGGCAGCAGTCGGCGCATCAGACAGCACCTTACCGACATCCTTGAAAACCTGCGGCCCAAGAGTGTAGGTCTGAAAAACTGGCGCTCCGACCACATAGTCCTCAGCAAAGTAGGGGTCGCCATCGTCAAGACCAGCGCGGTTACTCGGGTTCTTGCGAAACTCAATTTCGACTCGCTGTGGCCCCGCAACAGCAACGTCCGCCGAAGCCTTAGTGACCACAAACGTGGTTGTCTCGGACGTGGTGGCCGTGTCAGTTGGGTAAAGGAACGCAACAAACTCCCCAAGCGCCACGCGCAGCCGCATAGCCGAGACGCTGAGGCTAAGCCGTAAGCCGCGAGCAGCAGTGCGCAACCGCTTGGCGGGAACCCCCAAGCGCAGCACCAACTTGTCTACGGCGACACGGAGCTTCATGCAAAATCCTCACGAAGCTCAAACTGCAAGACATCAAAGATCGTCTCCCGTAGCCCGGACGCCAGCACAGTCTCAACCTCCCCAACATACTCACCGGCGTCAAGGTCTAAATTGCCGGGTGCCCAACCGAGCACTGCGACACCGTTGGTTGCAGGAGCCTGAATAACCGCAGCACGGCTGAACAGCAAGGTGTCGGAGTTAGCCGCACGGAAATGGAGAGTAACTGTCGCGCCCGTAAGATCAATCGGGTCGCCCGTCAGGGAATCCGTGATGGTGAACTGAAGCTGCGGACCAGTGTCATTGCGGACGAGTTTGATAGTAGACATGTCAAGCTCCAAAAGGCTGCGCCTGCGCCCGCATCGTGCCGCGAGCGTTGCCTAGGTTAGCCCGCGCACGGCGTTCAGCCAACTGGAAAACAAACTGCTTCGCGTGATACGCTGCCAACTCGCGGTCTGACCAGTTGGTATTGGGGAGCACCAACAACTGTTGCAATGCCCCGTGCATGATGACATCTTCAAGCTCGTCAAACAGCACCTCATCCATACCCGTCGCAGAGCGTGAGGGCTTGAGCGCGTAGAACATCCGCATCGTGTAGGTACGCTGCGCGTCAGGGAGCGGCAACACAGCAAACTGGTGCGGGGATATCTGGGTCAAAGAGCGCGGCTGGCTTCCGTACGTCGCAATATCTCCTGACGTGGTGTACTTGTCCCCCCACGCCGGATAGAGTTGCAACGCACGATCCAAGGTCAACACCTCAAGCGGAGCGTCGTTCATCATCGCTCCGAACACCGCGTGGACCTGCGTGTCCGCAGGCTTGTTGAAGTTGTAGACGTACGTCCCGGCGGTCAAATTGAACTTCGCCTGCTGGTACCTCCAAGCAAGCGTCCGTTCACACGCCTTGATCGCGGCATCGCGGATGTACTGCACGATAGTCTGCCGGGGGCACCCCGGAACCGTCGGCTGCAACCGAACAGCGAGAGCACTGAAATCCTTGGTAATCATCCGATCACCTCTTTGGAATCAATCCCGCCCTTCTCGGTGTCCGTGATGATGCGGGACTGTAGGCTGACGCCGAGAGACTGTACAAACGAATCCTGATACAACTTTGCTCTACCGCTGTTAACGTGCTCGTCATCAACGGACTCTGCTAGGAAGATCACGCCGTCGACTACCACGGTGAAGTAGGCGTCTGGCAGGTCGATCGTGTCGCCGATGCTGTAATCTGATAGGGGCATAACGTACTCCCCTTCCAAAATCACCCCCGATGCAGGACGTGGGTACAGAAAAAATTTAGTGGGGTTGCGGACATGCCGCATAAAGTTGACCGGACGATCGGCAGGATCGTTGACCCAATCGGGGTAGGTCTGGTCAAGCGTGTTTCGCGAAACCTCGACAAGCGCACCGCCATTCTTTACTCGGAAAATTTCGACGAGGCGAACCGCCCCGGCAGGACAGTCCTGCAAAACGGTATTGGCAACCGTCGTAATATCCCCGATGGTGGTAAATAGATCGGGACGAAGCAGCACCATCCGCTTGAGCGTCTGGTTGACGAACCCAAGCAACACCGCATCGGTGTACCGAAACGGAGTCTTAGTGTCTTGGATCAGACGGCGGACCTCGGTGATGACTTCGTTTGGCGTCATGTTGGTAATCCCCTAGAGGCCTCCTCGGCTAACTCTGGTGGAGTATACGGCGGGACTTCAGGAATGTCAGCAGTTGATAAGTCAAGCGCGACACCGCGCTTCTTCCGAGCAACAGCAACTCGCGTAGGTGCTTCCTTGGGCATGAACCGTTCGGGGTATGCCACTTCCTCAGGGATAACCTCGCACTCGGGATTCTTTGCCAGAATCTCGTTGTAGTCGTAGATGAAGCCGTCTTTCTTGACACGAATGTACATCTTACTCATTTATTTAACTTCCTCAAAGTCTGCGCAAGACGGGCACGCTGCCCCATCTTCCCGGGTTTCTTCGCTGCCGCAGCCAATTTGCCAGCGGGGATAGTCTCCCCTTTCTTGACACCCATTGCCTCGCGCAGAGCACCGGGCTTCTTGATCGCGCCCTTAATCCATTTCTCAGCCATCACTTGCTCCTTCGCTTACCAGAGGGGGTGACCGGCCACGCCTGTCTGGCAGGACCAGTCTTCTTTGCCGACATCGTTTTCTTCTCTGCCGCTGACAACTTCTTGGCAGCTTCCTGCGGCCGACATGCGGGATAACCCCTAGACGACTTCTCGGAGCCGGAACGCCCGCACTCCTTGCCGGTCTTCACATCG